ACACATATAAATGCCTGTATTACCTACAAAAAAAATGGAAAACAAAAAAATAGAAAAAGCATTCTCAATATTTAATGGTGGTGAAGGATTAGATCATTGGTCTTATTCATCTACAAGTACACCCTTTGCAAAAAATATTATTGGTTACAGTTTCCCTCAAGAAGTTAGAAGGAAGTTTCCATTTAGATACAAAGCTAACTTTGGTAACCTAGTTAATAATGTGGTCCAGAAACAAATTGCAGATGTAATTTACAAATCAAAAACAATTAAAGAAACAGATTGGGATCGAGATTATAAAGTTTGTTTCGATCAAGAAAAAGAAATTATAAATTCAAAAGAACCTGTTGACGCAAAAGATAAGTTCGGCAGAGAAGCTATGATTAAGTTTGCAGAAGATTGTATTCCAATCACAAAGAAAGTTGTGCAGCAGATTGTCGAAAAAGAAAAATTAGTTTGTGAAAGATATGTAGAACTAAAAGAGTTTGACATGATTAAGCCTATTATTGGTCGTATCGATTATGAAACTAAAACAAAATTTATAGAACTTAAAACTAAACCACCTAATTTAAGGAAGGTTAAAGGTAAGGAAGAGTGGAACATGATCTCTCAAGATTTACCTAGTGAACCTACAATAGAAAACCTTACACAAACTTCGTTCTACTACATGGCAACAAAGAAGATACCTTACCTGGTATATGTTAATGATAAAGATTTTGTTATCTTTGATAAGAGCCATGAGTTAATGAAGGCAGATCATTTACAACATCTTTATGATGTCATGGTAGATAAAATTCTAACATGGGAAAAAATGATTATGTTTTCTGAAGGTAACATCAATAGATTAGCAAGCATGATGGAGCCACCAGATCTTAATCATTTCTTTTATTATAAAGATCTAGCAGATGAACAAAAACAATTAATAACCAAACTATGGGGAATAAAAATATGAGTAGTGAAATAAATGTATATCAAATGAAGGGAAACAATATGAGTAACATACATAAGAAACTTTATAACGCCTGTAATCATGCGAGTGGTGTAAAGAAAGCAAGTAAGGTTAAAGGAATGCCTTTTAATCCTTTACTGCATGATGATGTTCAAAGAGTTGCAATGGCAGCTCTATTAGAAAATGGTTTATATCCAACCTGCAATTACATAACAGACATCACAGATAAATGTGTTGTTGTTACTTGCACCATGAGAATAACTGACATCGATGATCCAAAAAGTTTTATTGTGATCGATGGATGTACTGCTATGGGTGGTTTAGATAAGTACGGAACAGGTCAAGCAATGTCATACAGTAGAAAGTATGCGTTCTTAAATGCTTTGAACTTAAAGACAGGCATGGATTTAGAAGATGGTTACAATGCAAAACCATTTCAACAAAATTCTTCAGAGCAATCTGTAGAAGAACCTACTTACCTTGATGATGAGGTAAATGTAGAAGATATAATAAAAGATATTTCTGACACAACAACTGCAAGACAATTATCTGCAGTTAAAGATTTGGTTAGAGATCAAGTTATGTATCTTAAAAAAAATAACCTTAAAGCATTCGAGCAAGTTATGAAACATACTCGTGAGCATGAGGTCAAACTAAACAATAATCAACAGTAGTTGATATAACCAAGGAGTAAACATGGATAATAAATCCGACAAGATATACATTAACCTAACCAAGAACCCAGATTGGAAGTCACCAGAAGATAAACTTCCTATATATGTTGGTCCAAAAAATATGAAGCATCCAGATAAGAACTGGACCATTGGAGTAAACATTAATGGTAAGTGGTATAACCAGGCTGCCTTTCCGTCTAAAGATCAAGACGGCAAAGTAAAAGCAGGAGAGTTGACTATAATTTTAACACCAAGTGGAGCAGGTAAGTCTACTAATAATAGCTTTGCAAAAGCAGATGATGGTGGTAATAACGAATATACCTTTTAACTTAGGCTAAAGGGTATCAAGCAGGGTGGGGTTTTTTTCCCTTTCCGTTTTCCCCACCTTGCTTACAAACTTATGACAGATAATATTAAAGAACCAAAACATTATACTCAATACAAGATTGAGCCTATTGATTTTATTATTTCTAATAATTTAGATTTTTGTACAGGTAATATAATTAAGTATGTTTTAAGATATAATTTAAAAAATGGTGTTGAAGATCTTAAAAAAGCTAAACAGTATATCGATTTTTTGATCGAAAAAAAAGTTGAAAAAGGTACAAAAGTATGACAAAATTTAAAAGAATTATCAATGGAGAGTGTCATTTTCAAATGATTGAACTCTTTGATGATGTAGAGAAGGCTGCAAACAACTCGAATAGAGGAGAGTTTGTAGAAGTAAAAATCGATAACTTAAAGTACGATTTTACAACAGTAGCAAAGGAGCATGATGGAAAACATCAAGATGCGTCTGCAGAAGCTAAAGGATCTTCAAGCGAAGAAACACGAGAAGTACCTGGAAGCGAAGCTAAAAGTAAATAAGTATCAACAAGATTCTTATAAATTACTTTGGCAAATAGAGCAGACAAAAGAACAGTTGTTATCTTTTAAATAGATAATAACTTATAGTTGAAAAAAACGAACACAAACTGTAGGGGATCTATGACCATAAATATAAGTCAACACTATAATACACACATTAAAAACTTAAATCAGAATCATTTTATCTACAAGGTTAAGAAAGCATTTTACCTTCTTACGAACCAGGAAGAAAGATTATATGAGGTAGGGTTCTCGGAAGGATTTCTGTACGCAGCAGAACTAATGCAAAGACAACCAATATTAGATAGCAATAACAAAATGAAAATTGGTATCAAATATAAAAACGCAAACATAGAAGTTGTTTCTAAACTTGTAGATAAAGTGTGTGAAAGATATACTGTTAGCAAGAACGATGTATTCAGTAAAGGTAGAACTTCAGATGTAGTTCGAGCAAGAAGCATTGTCTATAATCTTTTACACGAACAATACAATGTAAGTATCTCTTCAATGAGTAGAGTATTTAATCAAGATCATACAACAGTAATTAACTCTCTCCGTAATAAACAGGAGAAGAGAAGATACTGGAACCCTGGTAATACTATTTGGGAAGAGTATGAAGAGTTAAGAAAAATTACTTTTTAAATCCAGACTTCATATTCTTGTAAGCCTTCGCAGAGATTGTAGACTTCTTTTTAGAATTTGAAGTGCCAGCTTTTTTTTTCTTATTGATGTTATAGTAAAGACCCTTCTTTGCGATCTTACCAGTAGCTGTTTTGTGATAACCTTTTTTCATGTTGCTCCTTATGTTGTTTAACTTTTAACTCACAGTAGTTGTCAAAGCAAGAACCTTCTTTACCATCATGACAAAAATATTCTTTCTTATGGGTTACTATCCAACCACCTTCATCACTCATTAATTGTTTGTCACACTTTTTACAATGACCACAAATTAATGATTGAACTTTTGGTTTCTTCCAGGTTTTTTTCAAACTAACACTTCCATCTTCTTCTAGCTTGTCTTATTCTAGAGTTAGGATCGTTCCTTGTTTTAGCAGAAGATCTTTTAAGTTGACCAGCAGATCTTGCACAATATGATTTTCTTCTTTTAGCTGCCTTTGATCCAGGTTTAACTTTACCTGTTACTGCAGTTTTTAATTTACTACCAGGATTGGCTCTTCGATATGCTTTTACACCTTTAGCCGTCATGCCAGCTCCAGACTTTGTTGGTCTGTAGTTTGCGTTCTTACCTTTAGTAGTCTTTCTTATTGCCATAATTACCTGCTGCTTAATCTATCCATGTGATTATATATTCTACCTATCTGTTTATCAACAGACATTATCTCTTCAGTAAGCATACCAATATGAACTTGTAATTCTACAATAGTCATCAATACATAAGTAGATAATCCTAAAAGGATTGTACCTAATAAACCTATTAACATTGTATTGTGTTGTCGTTTCATTTTGCAATCTTACCTTTGTTAATTCCTTTTTTAATTACATAATCTTTAGTACCATTAGCACCATAATTTACTTCTTTCTTTAACAACTTAAATAGATCCATTTCTTTTAAATTTTTTTCTATTTTCTTTTTAAAAGATTCTAATACTTTAGTGTCTCTCATTTTCTTTTTCTTTTTTTATTTAACAGATTAACTCTTGAATGCCATAACCATGTAGTAAACTTTATAGAATAAGTTTCCAACCATGAAAATAAATTATCTAAACCACCAAAAAATTTTAATAAGAATTTATCGATCATCTTCCTTGACCCTTGTATCTTGTAAGTTTCTGTTGTCTTTTTTCATTTTTATTTTTAGACTTCTTATGCGCTCCTGGTCCACGCTTCTTTGGTTTATCTCTAGGTATAAAATGTGTAAACTTTTGTTTTGCCATTATCTTTTCTTCTTATATTTCTTTTTCTTTTTCTTTTTACCTGTTTGCTGCGCAAGTAAAGTAGGTTTCTTTCTACTATACTGCGATACAAACATTGTTGGTGCTTCGTTACTCATATTATTTCTTTACTAAAGATCCACCAAAATACAATCCAATTATTGCAGAAACTAAATTAGTATCTAATGGTGTGATTACAAAACTGTTAGACGATAATGTTATCCATTTCATAACTTCTTTCTCTGGTATAAAAAAGAATGAAGGTTTGAACTCTAGATAACCTACAATAACACTAGTGTCTGGTGATATTATTGGCATTAATTTTGGCAGCAAGACTATCGCAAAGACAGCAGTTAATGCTATAATTCTTCTGGTCCATTGGAAACCTTTGTTCTCATATTCTCTTGCTTCTTTAAAACCTTTTTGTTGAACTTCAGCTCTTTGTATAAGCATCTTTTGTTCTTCTCTTTTTGCTTTTATACTTTGTGACCAGATACTCATTACTCCACCGAGTACAGTAGAACCTAGCATTGTTATCATTTCAAATGGCATTGTTTCTCCTATTCATATATTATTTTTACTTTTAATTTCTTTTGTTCTTTAGTTGCTCCTCTAGATATAAAGGATCCTTTAAGATTTCTTTTATATCCATCTGGTGCAGTATAACTGTCAACCTTTCTATAATTTTTAGCCTTAACATCATAAGCATTATACTCACCTGTAGTCATATTTAAAGTAACAATGTCTATTGGTCCAAGACCACCCAGGGGTGTAAACACTAGTATATTAGGATCTTTTGCAAGACGAAGTTGAGCAGTAAGTTCTGTGGTTAAGCCAACTATAGCTTTTTTTCTTCTAGCCATTATATTTGATGTAGCCTAGCAAGGAAGCTATCGCACCACCAATTAGCAGCAGAACTCTAAAACCACCCTTACTTTTATTAACATCACTTTTTAATTCTTTTATATCTGTACGCATTTCATCAATAGCTTTGAATAAAGTTTTCATTCTTTCTGCACAAACTTTTTCGTGGTAAGATATTCTTATAGAGTTGTTATCTTCTATGTTTTGTTTTAAAGTTTTTTTTTTACGCACCATCACCTACCTTGTTACAAAAATAAGTAACATATAATTCTTCTTCGTTAAATCTTTCAGAGTTATAATTGATAACTTCTACAGTTGCTAATGCTCCTGCTTTATTACAATCACTCCATGTATAAAATTCCATGGGTGACATTGTAGGTGTGTTACACATTCCTGTCATAGCCGAACAGATAGTATAAGCTAAAACAAATTTCATCTATCTCGCTGTACATGGTACGTTGTTAGTTCCTACTAGGGGTGCTTCTGCAAATGCCATGTAGATATTAGTTTCACCACTATTATTATAATTTGACCCAGTACCTCTCCATTTAAAACCATTTGAAAGAATATCAACTATATCCAATGTATTCTCTGCTTCATTTGTATCTGGAAATAATCTATTATTATCAACATTATAACCTTCTCTTTTGTTATCTAAAATATTCCA